GGAGATTTTATCATTCCATCTTTTCCTATAACCTCTTTTAAATTTGAGTTTTGTTTTTTAGATTTTTCAGCTTCTTCGTTTTGTCTATCATAATGTGCCTGGATTTTTTTAAAGGTAAATCTCCTTAACCAGATGGGCATATTATAAACTACAGGCCAAGAATATCCTCCTTGACCATAAAAACAAATTTCATGGATTTGGGTTAGAAAAACAGCTCGATATTCTTTAGCTGACTCTAAGGTCAGGCCAAAAAAAGTTAATCCCAATTGGGATATTTGCAGACTCTGTTCTGTTTGAGGGAAAAAAAGACAGATCTACGTCTGGTTGCATTTTGAGTAGGTATTCTCTAAATGCTCGAGAATCTCGCGCTAAAAACGCGGTATCAACGAATTCCCTAATAGTTTTAGTATCTCTGTCGCCATTAATAGCAACAATTAAGTATTTCAAACGAGTAGTTAACTCAGGAGAAGAGTCAGGACTAAACTTCTTTAAAGATTTTAGTTCTTGATCAATCTTTCTTTCATCACCATGTGTTAGTAATTTAAAAGTAAGAACATTTCCTGATGCTGGGAGTGTGAATTCAAATTCGTTTTTTCCTCTTTGATAAACAGATTCATCTAAAGGTTTATTTTGTAATGTAGAAAGATCAACTACTTCATCTTTACCATTATAAGTAAATTTATATTCAGCTCCATATCCTAAAATACGAGCAGCAATCATAATAGCGTTTTTGTCGCCAATTAAGATATCATCATAATTTACTTTAGTAACAATTACAGATTTTAAAAGTTTGTCTAATACAGTACCATCACTAATATAATTAGTATTTGTAAGGATATCTTCTTCCTTAGCAGTCATGTATTTGATTTCAATAGTGCCCTCAGCTAAAGGGTGACCTTCGGGATATACTAAACCTCTTGAAGGTAATTCGATTGTTTCGGTTGGTAAGTTAAAACTACTCATATATTTGATTAAAACTGTTATAGTTATAAATATTAATATAAGAAAAGAGCTTGACAGAATCAAGCTCTTCTTTAAAAATATATAAACTTTTTTTTAGAAGTTTAAGATACAGTAATCAGGTTGTACTTCCATTGAAATCATAACAGCAGTATCTGTAGTATCCCAATCATAATCACCAAAAGTTGCTGAAGTGATCATTGCACCTTTAATGATCCATTCTGAAACCACATCACCAACAGGTCCTAATACGTTAAAGGTTAAATCTTTCTTATAGAAATCACTGTAACCATCTCTACCAGTTACTGATTCGTGGTGTAAACGAACCCATTCCATTACAGCTTGTGCGCCTGAAGGAGTAATAGGGTCAAATAATGTGAACTGAATTGTACCCCAAGTAGTTTTACCTTTTACAAAACGTTGAACGTTAATATGGTTAAGAGCTACTGTACCTTGGGATAAGGTTACCGCACCAACACCTTTAACTGTGTAGGCTGGGAATCCATCAATATACATGATAAATCTATTAGCCTGTTTTGGTTCGAAGGCTGTGAAGAAAATTTCGTTCGGGTCTAATACTGCCATTGTTGTTTATTTTATTCTATTATAAATATTCACTCTTTCTGTTTTTATCCTGGGAATGTAGCTCCTGTTGGAAGTACATTGAAGTCTAGGATAATAAATTCAGCTGTTTTAGTTGGTTGTAAGTAAATAGCACCTACTAGCTGATTTCTATCGATTACATCTGGAGTGTTATTTGAATCATCCATTACTACTTTAAAGGCATATAAACCTTGTCTTTGTTGTACGCTTTCTAAGTATGGATTTACAACTGATAAGAAATTATTTCTTGTAGCAGCTGTATTTTGTTCAAATACTAAAGTTTGAGCTACTGAACCGATGTATCCTTTAAGTGAGATTAATAATCTTCTTACATTTACTCTATCAAGAGCAGAAGCTCTTCTTTGTAATGTTTTTTGTCCGTATACTACAGTTCCAATTCCTGGGAATGAAGCGATTGGGTTTACGTTTGATTCGTATAAAGTATCTCTATTAGCTTGAGATAATTTTCTTTCAGGACGAAGTACGTTACTTAAACCACCTCTATTGATACCTGCTGGGGCAAACCATGGCTCACTTACACTATCATTATAAGCATAAACACCATTAATCATTGTTGAAGCTGGTACCCATACGTTTTTACCCGAATCTGGGTCGATTACTTGTAACCAAGGCCAGTACATTGTAGCGTATGAAGTATTTCTACTATCTGCTTCAGTAGTTGCTTGAGAAATAGTACTACCGTAAACTACAGGATCTAACACATATAAACTATCTCCTCTTTGCTGAGTATTATTGATAGCAGTTGTAGTTTGAGAAGCATGAGCATCGTTAAATAGACCTGGAGTAAATAAAGCGTTAAACTGGTAATCATCTGAGTTAGATAATAAGTTTAACATATTGGTATAATCACTACCAATTAAACCTTGAGTATTACCTGCAGCTCCTGTACCTGCTTTATCGTAGTAATTACCACCACCTGCTTGTGTAGTAATATTAGTACCAGTACCTCCTGCAAAAGCACCACCGATTGAACCCGAACCTAAGGCTGGGATTGAACCTGTAAATGCTGGTTTAGGATCACCGGCATTATCTAAATAATTTGGAGTTAATTGTGATACAGAAGAAACTCTTACATATCTAGAAGCATTAGGATAAGAACCTGAGATTTCTAGATAGTTTTCTGTTGAGTTATAATTGTATTCGAAATCACCAATTACTTTAGTAATAAAGTTATCTTGATTTGGATCTAATGATAAGTTATTCCAAGTTTCTAAAACAATAGGGTTACTATTAGTATCATCACCTCTTCTAATTAATAAAGAGAAAGTACCTGCTGCTTCGTTACGAGCTGCAATTTGGTATCTAACGTTATCGATAGAACCTGAATCTAGAGAACCTGAGGTCATAGAACCTGAGTTGTTCCAT